TAGTTAGTTCTGAAAGCGATGAAATAGAAGATGATGAGTGGGGTGTATTCTTTTCTGATTCAAATTGTGAAATCTGGGATCCAAAACTATTAAAAGAATTAATAGATGTTTTCAACAAAATTAAAGGTTAAAGATGGGCAGTTAGTATATTCTAAGGAATCTAATACTGCCCTTAATTTATTTATAGAAAAACTTTCTGAAGGTCAGGAAGTTGATGTATTTATGTCTATATCAGATGGTAAAGGCAGTGCAGCACAGATATCTAAGGTGCACAAATGTATCAGAGAACTAGCTAAAGAAAGTGGCTATAGCTTTGATGATATGAAAAAGCTAGTAAAAGAACATGCTGGATTATTAGTTGATGATAACTATAAATCTTTTGCTGAATGTGATAAAGATGAATTAAGTCTAGCTATACAAGCATGTGTAGAACTTGGTGAGTTCTATAATGTTAATCTTTACTAGGTTCTGAATCTTTTACATAGTCTTTTAGATCTATTTCTTTTTCTATAAGACCATCATTTTCAGCAGCTTGTTTTTCAATTTCACCAACAAGAAGAGTTAAAGTATAAAAGATTCTTTCTTTTGGATTTAACTCTTCATACTTTTTAGATACTAAATTTTTAATAAACTCTTGAGTATCACCAGCTGATTTATCATGAATTTCAGTTAAAATAGTTAGTAAAGATTGTTTTACCATTAGATAATAGCTTTTATTAACTTTGATATCTAGTACTATATCATCTTTTAATTGTTTTACAACTTGTTTAGTATCCGACATTTTTAGAATTTTTATCAAATATAATAAAAATATGACACAAACTATAGACATAGAAGAAATTAAACAAAAAATGTTTAAAAGGTTAGAGCCATCAGGTTGGCATAAACCTCTTAAATCTTTTATATTTAGTTCTGATTTTGAGAATATAATTAAGCAGCTTGTAAGGCTGTCAAAAGATGGCCAAAGGTTTACACCTAAATTGAGCCAGATGTTTAGAGCATTTGAAGAATGTCCATTTAATGAACTTAAAATTGTAATGGTAGGACAAGATCCCTATCCAAAGCTAGGTGTAGCAGACGGTGTTGCATTTAGTTGTAGTAACACTATGGAACAACAACCAAGTCTTAAATTTATATTAGATGAAGTAAACAGAACTGTTTATGATGGCGTAGGTCAATCATCTAATCCAGATTTAACTAGATGGGCTAATCAAGGTATGCTAATGTTAAATACTGCACTTACAACTACTGTAGGTAAAGTTGGTCAGCATTATACTATATGGAAACCTTTCCTAGCATATCTATTTGACTATCTAACATTTGCACATACTGGTTTGATATACATATACTTTGGTAAACAAGCTCAAGAGTGGAAAGACACAGTGCATGACATGAATTATAAGTTCTTATTAAGCCATCCTGCAAGTGCTGTATATAATAAAGGACAGAAGTGGGATTGTAAAGATGTCTTTCGAGATGTTGAAAAGATTTTGAAAGACAATAATAATTTTTCAGTAACTTGGTAAAATGGATGAAATATTTAATAAACTGATAAAGGAGAAGCTTACTCCTAATTCTTTGTATGTATTACATTGTATAAAAGAAAAGGTATCTGCATCTAATAAACTTGTTAATTCTGATCTTGAAGTACATAAATTATTAGTGGACGGTTGGTTAGATGATAAGTTGCAATTAAGTCATAAAAGTATTATCTTTATGGAAGAAATTAATTCCTATTTTAGGAAGAGTAAAAAGAAAACTTCTAAAGATATAATGGGTAGTAACTTTGATGTATGTATTAAAACATACAATGAAATCTTCCCCACTAAAAAACTTGGAAGTGGTAAGTATGCAAGAACTAATATAAAGAACCTAGAAACAGGATTTAGATGGTTCTTTGAGAATTATAATTATGATTGGAAAGTAATTTATGAAGCAACAAAAAAATATGTAGAAGAATATAAAATGAAAAATTATGAATATATGAGAACATCTCAATACTTTATCAGGAAACAAAATGTAGATAAATCATTTGAGTCTGACCTAGCTACTTACTGCGACATGATACAAGATGGTAGCACTGATGAAGAAAATATATTCAGAGAAAAAATAGTATAATTTGGAACAATTCAATGGTGCAAAGCCTCTAAAGGCTATTAGCAAAGTACGCGCTTATGAAAAAGCTCTCATAGAAATGAGAGGACGTATGGATGGCAGGATTAAAAGTTTAAAGACTGCATGGCCAAAGTTTAATGATGCTACACTAAATGGTCTAGAGTGGAATACTCTAACTGTGATAGGTGCAAGACCAGGTGTTGGTAAAACTTTGTTTATGGAACAGCTTGTAACAGAAGTTATAGCTTTAAATCAAGATCAAGACTTCCAAGTTCTTCAGTTTCAATTTGAGATGCCTGAGAAAACTCTTGGTATGAGAGCATTCTCTGCTATAACCCAAAAGGATTATGGCATGCTTCATAGTAAGTATGAACCTTTGCAAGAAGAGATTTATGAAAAATGTAAACAATACACAAGTACATTAAATGCTAACAATAGAGTATTCTCTATTTATAGACCATGTACTGTTAATGAATTCTGCGCTAGCATAGATTATCATTTCAGACAAAATGTAAAAGAAGTTGATGGAGAAAAAATATATCCAAAGCTTCTTGTAACAGTAGACCACTCAGCTTTATTTAAAAGAGATGTTAGTGAAGCTTCAAGGTTTGATATGTTATATAATCTAGGTGAAGCACTAACTTATATGAAAAGAAGTTATCCGCTATCATTTGTAATCTTAAGTCAATTAAACAGAAATATAGATGACCCTAAACGTGCTATAGAAGGTACATATGGTAACTATGTTTTGGATTCTGATCTATTTGGTGCTGATGCACTATTACAGCATGCTGATATAGTACTTGGTATTAATAAGCCAGCTGCAAAAAAGATTAGATATTATGGGCCTGAAAGAATACAAATAACTGATCCAGAAACTTTGGTATTTCATTTCTTAAAATGTAGAAATGGTGATACTAGAATGAGTTTCTTTAAGTTAGATAGAGATACTATAAGAATAGTAGAAATGAATACACCAAGTCAAAACAAAAATCTAAAAATTCAATTATGAGTACAAGACAAGAGAATACAAAGATTCTCATGGCAACACATTTGCCAACATTTAACAAGTTAGGTATTGTTGATCCTTACTTTATTGCTAAGTCTGCTTGGGCTCCTCCAGGAGAACCTTTGAAGATGCAGTTCTTTCCTAATGAACTTAAGATAGGTAAAGATATTTATACAGAGCTTAGTGATTTTGAAGGTAAGTCAGAAGACCCTACACATACATTGTATAAACTAAAGCATAATCCTTTTTACAAAGAAGAATATCCTTTAGAACAAAAGACTAGTAAGTCTGGTAATGATTATGAAGTATATATAGTTCCTATTGAAGAACTTGTAGCTATCACAAAAGATGGCAGAGAAGTACCGTATAATCAATATCAAGAAGAACTTAAGAATCCACCAGTAGAAACTCAGCAAGCAGATTTTCCTGACTTTGCTAAGGAGTATTTAGGTGTGAGTCTTAAGAAGAAAGAAGAAGAAGTACAAGGTAATCCTTGGTATGAAAATGACGTAGAAAAATACTTACATAACATAAGTAAACAGCTAGAAAGAATAGCAAATATATTAGAAACCAAAAATAAATAACCAATGAGTATAGTACTTCCAACTAAAAAAGTAAAAGTAGAAAGAGTTAATCCAAAGAGATTAATTATCTACAGTAAACCTAAGACAGGTAAAACTACAGCATTTGCAGGCTTAAAGAACAATCTTATATTGGACTTGGAGAATGGCAGTGAGTATGTTGAAGCTTTGAAGGTTAAGATTGATAGTCTTCAGGATTTACTTGATGCAGGTAAGGCCATAAAGGATGCAGATAGACCATATGATTATGTAACAGTAGATACTGTAACTGCATTAGAGTCTATGGTGATGCCTTTGGCAATTAAGCTATATAAGAAAACTCCTATGGGTAAAAACTTTGATGGTAATGATGTAACTACACTACCAAATGGTGCTGGTTATTTATATATTCGTCAAGCTTTCTTTCAAGTCTTAGATTTTATTGATACATTAGCTCCCCATATTATTTTGTCTGGACATATTAAAGACAAAGTAGTTGATGATAAAGGAGAAATGGTTATGTCTGCTAACATAGACTTAACTGGTAAGATAAAATCTTTGATCTGTGCAAATGCTGATGCAATTGGCTATATGTTCAGGAAAGGAAATGAAACAATTATCAATTTTAAGAATAATGATGGTGTAACATGTGGTGCTAGACCAGACCACTTAAGAAATGAACAAATAGTAATTTCTGAAATGAATGAAAAGGGTGAGATAAAAACTCACTGGAATAAAATATACAAGTAAATTAATTAATAACTAAAAAACAAAATCAAATGGCATTAAGTACAAAAGATTTAGGTACAGAAAGCACAGGAGGTGGTTTAGCAAAAACTATTGCTCCAGGTAATCATGAATTAAAAATCAATGAAATTAGACTTGAAGAGTTTAGATTCATTGAAGGAGCTTATCATCTTATAATTGAGATGGAAACTAAACCAATTGAAGGTTTTGAGGGATTTATGCGAGATAGAAATGATGAGTCTAAAGGTAGATATGAAGGACAGATTGGTAGAGTTAAAGCAAGTCAATATGCATTTGCTGATGGTGAAACTAAATCTGGTATTAAGATTGAGAGAGATAATTCTATTATGATTTTTCTTAAGAACTTCTCAGCTGCATTAGGGATAACTGACTGGTTTCATGAGCAAGATAATAAGCATGAAACTATTGAAGATTTTGTAACTTATTATAATGAGAATGCACCTTATCAAGATAAATATTTACACTGTTGTCTTGCAGGTAAAGAATATCAAAATAAATCAGGCTATATAGCTTATGATTGTTGGTTTGCAAAACCTCAAAATAGAAATTATGGTTATACTCCTAAAGCAGATTCTGTACTTAAATATGATGAGTCTAAACATCTCAGAAAACTTGAGAACAAGCCTGTAGTTTCATTTGGAAATGATGATGATGATGATTTATCAATTCCATTAAAAACAACTTCTGATTTTAACCTAGACTAATAGCTATGCTAAAGCTATAATATAGGGGGAGTCAGAGATGGCTCCCCTTTTATTAACTAAATTAGTCTTATGATTTCAACAAAAAACTTAATTAGCAATTTAGAAGATATACCTACAGGTTGGGCTTTCCAATATTATCTTGGACTTACTGAATATCTTGATGGTCAGGATATAAAAATAAAATCTATAGTTAATACTAGAGAAAGAACACCTTCTATGTGTATATACTTTGATGTAAATAAACAGAGATATAAGTTCAAAGACTTTTCTTCTGGTATTGGTGGTGACTCTGTAGAACTAGTTAAAGTTGTTGGTAATCTTAGAACTCGTGGTGAAGCT